CAAAAGTTTGAGACGCCAGAGCAACTAGCACATTCCTACAAAGAGCTTGAAGGAAGATTTCATACTCGAAAAGAAGAGTTTCGTAATTCTGTCATTGAAGAAATGAAGGGAGAAGCAAACAAAGATGTTCCTACTTCCCCTGGTGATTACGATGTTAACGTTCAAGCTCCTGAAGGTATGGAATGGAATGTTGATGAAAATGATCCAATGCTTGGGTGGTTTAGAGAAAAAGCTCATGATTATGGATTAAATCAGAAAGAGTTTGATGGTCTGATTAACGAGTATGTTGCTATGGACAATACAAAAGGTCCAGACTGGAATGTAGAAGCTGAAGCTTTAGGAGAACACGCAGATAGACGACTTGAAAGAGTTGATACTTGGGCGAGTACAAATCTATCTGAAGAGGCTTATGGCAAATTTGCAAACATTAGAGCAGATGCTGCTACTGTAAAGTTATTTGAAGAATTGATGGAATTAAATGGTCAGCCTAAATTTAATATGACTTCAAATACTTCTTTTCAAGAAACTCTTGATAAAAATGATCTTAAAGCTATGCAGGCTGATCCTAAATACTGGAGAGACAAAGACCCAGCTTTTATCAACAAGGTTCAACAAGGCTTTGCTCAAATGGCAAAAATGCAGAAATAGTAATGTGAATTAACAACATTATTTTTGTATGGCACTTTAGGGGTACTTGAAAGCCCAGAAGCTAACATAGTAGCCCTGAAGTCGACAATTAGGATAACTACATCGTTGGAAGCAGACGGAACAACTGGACAGTAAATTGTAACTTTTAACTTTTTAGGAGATATAAATGGCTTTATCAACCATTAGTACTTCCTTTATCGAGGAGTTTGAGTCTGGTGTCCACATGGCATACCAACGTATGGGTTCTAAACTCCGAAACACTGTTCGTAACAGAAATGGCGTTAAGAACAAGACTACGTTTCAAAAAATCGGTAAGGGTTTTGCGACAACAAAAGCGAGACATGGTTCTATCGCACCTATGAATTTAGAACACACTAATGTCAATGTAACATTAGAAGACTATTTCGCAGGTGAGTGGATCGATGATCTTGATCAACTTAGAATAAACCACGATGAGATGATGGTGGCTCAGCAATCAGGTGCTTATGCACTTGGCAGAAAGACTGATGATCTTATCTTGGCTCAAATGACAACAACAACATCAGCACATGATGAAACTACAAATGGTATCACATTAGCCTGGGCTTTAGAGCTTATGGAAAAATTTGGTAACAATGAAGTTCCAGATGATGGCAGACGTTTTGTCGTAGTCGGACATGAACAATGGTCACAGTTAATGCAACTGGATCAGTTTAGCAGAAGTGAATATATTCCAACTGCTGAATTACCATTTTCAGGTGGAATGACTGCGAAGAGATGGCTCGGCTTTATGTGGTTTGCTCATTCAGGACTTACTGGATTGAACGGATCAGGTGCAGCTGGAACAACTCATAAAGAATGTTTCGCTTATCATGCAGATGCACTAGCTCATGCTATTGGTGCTGATATTAGTTCAAATATGCAATATCACAACGATAAGGACAGTTACTTTGTATTAAACAAAATGCAAATGAACTCATGCCTGATCGATGTTGAAGGTGTATTTGAATGTGAACTGAAGAATTAGGAGGTAGAACATGGCGTTTGTAAAAACAAATTTATCTCTGGTTTCTTATTCAGGAAATGGCTTTCACATCTGGCACTATACGACAACAGATGCAAAAGCTACGATTGACAGTGCAAACTACTTCAACGATGCCTCAAGTGAGATGAACGTTGGCGACATAATATTCGCTAATACATCAACTGGTGGTACTCCAGAGTATGGAATGTTCTGCGTCAATGCTAACTCAGGTGGTGCTGTAGACACGGCTGATTTAGTTTCCTTATCAGGAACTGACACCGACTAATGGGTGTTAAGAAAAAAAAGTTAGTACCACCTTCTCCCAAGGGTGGTACTAGCCCTAAAGCTGAACCTAAAATGGAGCGTAATAGGGTTCAGTTAGGAAGTCGTGCATCTATAGGTAAAAAAGCCAATTTAGGAGTTAAAACATGAGTGAAAAAAAGAAGCTTGGAAATATAATGTACAAGCCAAATCCTGCTCAAAAAGCTGTTGACAGTTACCAACAGGCATCTTCTGACATTATTCAGAAAGAGCTTCAACAAACTAAAAGATGGGACATTGTTAAAGGTTTAAAAAAACTTATGAAGGGCAAAGAAGACCTAACAATGGACAAAATGATAACAAGCAAATTCAAAGGCGATAAATATAAATCGAAAGCATCTGCAGGACATGGAAACTTTGCAAATCCCTTTAATGAATATGTCGTTAAAAAAATTAAAAATATGGGAAGGTTTGGAAACTAATGCCTGAAACATCTGACGGAAAAAAATATCCATACACAAAAGAAGGTATGGCAAAAGCAAAAGCCAATCAATCAAGGCTTGATAAAAATAAAAAGAAAATGGGTAAAAAGAACGTAAATGGCTCCAACTACTCCTAGTACCGATATTGAAGTAGCACAGAAGGCTATGGTCCTAGTAGGGCTAGAGCCTTTAACTTCATTTACAGACCAGACAGACGAAGCTCTGGTTATGAATACGATTTATGAAGATATCGTACAAGATTGTCTTGGACAGAATAATTGGAACTTTGCACTTGGTCAAAAAACACTTAGTAGGTTAACAGATGAACCAGTTGATCGATGGGATGCAGCTTATGCCCTACCGACAAATCCTGCCGTAATGCAAGTTCAAACAGTTACTATAGATGACCAACCTCAAAGGTATGACATCTATGAAAGAAATATTTATATTAATGCTCAAATAGATGACGTTGTAGTTTTAAACTATGTCTATCGACCTGAGACACAATACTTTCCTCCAACATTTACCTTATGGTTAATTTATCGCCTAACCTCTGTTTTGGCTTTATCAGTTACAAGAAAAGGAGATGTTGCAGATGCTTATACAAGACTGGCAGAACAGCAATTCAGAAGAGCCAAAGCCAGAGATGCTCAACAAGTAACAACACAATCTGTCAGATTGAGCAGATACCACAGAACAAGACTAGGTGCTGGAATAGTAAATATAATTGAAGGCACTACAACAACCTGATGGACTATGGCATTACTCAGACAATATTACACAAACTTCTCATCTGGGGAGTTATCACCTCTCCTCAGTGCGAGGATTGACGCAGAAGCATATCGTAATGGTGCAAACCAACTACGAAACGTTAGGATCAGGGCTCAAGGTGGAGTAACCAGAAGACCTGGCTTACGATACCTTCAAACCCTTTCAAATGTCACTTATCAGGCTGAACCATTTGTTTACGATGAGGACGAAGCCTATATTGTTCTTTTTAGTAATGGTCGTGTTGATGTTGTTAATGCGTCATCACCCACATCAATATCAGCCTCAATCACATCATCTGTACCTTGGTCTAGCCAAATCGGAACATTAACAGTCGCTCAAGCAGGAGACACAATGTTTGTGTCACATCCTGATTTGGTTACACAAAAGATAAGCAGAACTGGTGCAAATACATTTAGTATAGCTCCTTTTAGTTTTGATGCAGATAGTGGAATGAGCTTTCAGCCTTATTATAAATTTGCAACACCATCGATAACAATAACTCCAAGCACAACATCTGGATCAGGTGTTACTTTAACAGCAAGTGCTAATGCTTTTGTCTCAGCACATAACGGAACGTATATACGATTAGTTGATAGTGCGAATACAGTACGTCATGCTCTTATAACTGGTTATACAAGTGCAACAGTTGTAACAGCTACTTTATCAGGTGCAATAGCTGATACAGATGCAATTACAAATTGGTCCGAACAAGTGTTTTCTGCAACCAGAGGTTATGCAAGAACAGTTACTTTGCACGATCAGAGATTAATATTTGGTGGAAGCCGTGATCTTCCAAACTTTTTATTTATGTCCAAATCAGCTGTATTTACAAACTTTGATGTGGGTACAGGATTAGATGATGAATCAATTCAAGTGCAGATTGCAGAAAATCAAGTTTCTGAAATCAAATCACTAGGATCACTTAAACACCTAACCATATTTACATCGGAGCAAGAACTCTATGCCCCTACATCAGAAAACAAACCTCTCACTCCTTCAACAATCGCTATCAAGAAGCAAACGTCGTTTGGCAGTGGTTCAGTCCAACCTACAGACTTTGATGGCGCCCTCGTCTTCCTTACAAAATCAAAAGGAGCAATTAGAGAATTTATCTTCTCAGACTTATCTCAATCCTACAACTCGGATGCCTTAACAATATTATCTCCTCACATATTGGGAACACCAGTCGGCATGACTGCTCAAAGAGAGTCATCAGATCAGGTTGAAGGTTATTTATATGCTGTTAACTCAGATGGTCATATGCCAGTCTTTATGTCGATAAGAAAAGAAAAGCTTCAGGGTTGGACACGATATGAAACCAACGGAAGTTTTAAGAATGTGGTTAACTCTAACAGAAAAATTTATTGTATTGTTGAAAGGACGATTAACAGTTCAACTGTTACGTCTTTGGAGCTTCTTGATAATTCTTATTATCTCGACATGGCAAGTCAGCAGTCAGGAGGTGCAAGTAATACCTGGACGGCATCACATCTTCCGAACACTCAAGTCTATGTCAAGTCTGGAAACTATTCCCTCGGACAATATACGACAAACGGAAGTGGTCAAGTAACGTTAAGTGAAGCCGTAACATCTGTTGAAATCGGATTGAATTATACTCCGACAGTACAAACACTTCCACCAGAATTTCAACTTGATGACGGAATATCTGTTGGTCAGAAAAGACGTATTGTTAGAGCCATTCTTGATTTAAACGAAACTCTTAGTGTGAAAGCCAAAGGAACCAATGTTTTGATAAGATCAGTTACAGATGATTTTTCCTTAGAGCCAAGTGCATTGACGACAAGAAAAGAAGTCTATTTTTTAGGTTGGAGTAAAGATGGAAGAATTACTATCAGTTCTGAAGAACCTCTACCACTAGGTCTAAACGGAATACTATTGGAGGTAGAGATTTAATGGGTAATCCAGCAGTAATGATGGCAATATCGGTTGGCTCAACATTAATGTCTGCTAAGCTACAAAGAGATGCTTATGAAGCTGAAGCTGAAGCTAATGAAGAACAAGCACAGATGGCAGGAATTGAAGCAGATCAGCAGGAAAATGCGAGAAGAAATCAGTTGTTGGGTATTTTGTCAGCACTTAATGTAAGTGAAAGCAGTCGTGGTTTATCGATTGGTCAAGGTGGTTCTAGTTCTGCTTTAAAAGAAAACGAAAAGAAGTTTGCTGATGCAGACATTAGTTCAATAAAATTAATGGGTTTAAGTAAAAAAAGACAATTTAGATTATCAGCAGATTCTGCTAGATTGTCAGGTAAAGCTTCTATTGTAAGTGGTCTTACTTCAGCTGGTACAAGTTACTATGATTACAAATCAAGTAAACCTAAAAGGAGCATTAGAAATTAATGGCTTATAAACCAACAAGACAAAGACAGTTTGGTGTTACTCCACTTAATGTAGCTCCTTCAACAGGTATGAGAAACATGGCTAGTGCTATAGGTAAAATAGCTGATGCAAGTGATGCTATAAGACAGCATGACAGAAAGATGAGATTTGACCAAGCTGTATTAGATGCTGAACTTGCTGGTAAAACTGCTGTTAAGTTTGATGATGACAATAAAGTTATTCCTATTACATCTATGGAATATAATCCTGGAATGTTTTATGGAGCTGACGAAGCTCAGGTCCAATCTGTTTTTAGAAAAGCATTAACACAGACATACAAAACTGCTTTTTCTAATGATGTTGCTGATGCAGCTGAAAATGCTGCAATGAATAACTTTGCTAACCCAGATGGTGTAAAAGCCATTATGGAAGAATACGGATTACAAGTTGAAAATCTTCCTGATGAATTAAAAGCAGAATTAAAGCCAACTTTTCTATCTGCATTTGGTAGGGCTGAAAGACACACAAGGGCTCAGTTGATTGACAAAACAAATAAAGAAGGAATTGCTTCTGGTGAAAAAAGAATAAAATCTATTTTTAATGAGATGAAAAACCACAGTATGTTGGCTTCTCAAATTGGTGAGCCAATAGATGCAAATCACATTGATAAACTTCAATTAGAAATTGCAGAAATATCTCGAAACCTAATAGACAATTTAAATGTTGATAGTGGAAAAGTTGATGAACTTATTAACACTGGTAATACAGTTGTTCATATGGCTTCTACCGAAGGTCACATTATGCGTGAGTATAAAGCAAATGGTGGTGATCTTACTTTAACAGGATTAGAAATTGATAAGGTTATGACATCTTTATCAAAGGCTGATCCAAATTTAAATTTAAATGCAATCGAAAGCAATATGAGAAGTAGACTTGCCATATTGGAAAGAGAAGAGTCAGATCGTTTAAAAAATGAAAACTTGGCTTTAACAGAATCCTATCATGGTTATACATTTTCTATTCTCAATGGAACTATTACTACAAATGAGCAAATAGAAAGTTTAGAGGATGTTAAAAGAAGTCATAAAAATGCTTTGAGGGCTCAGCTTAAAGGTGTTCTTACTGGAGACAAAGCAGAACAAGCAAGTCAGTTTAACAAAACAGTTAAGCTACCTTGGGAAGATACTGCAAAGATGATACTTGCAGATATTAATGATAAAACTCACTCTAATTCTGAAAGAAGACAGTTCATTAAAAACATGGAACAACACCTAGCTGAAGGAAGGTCTTTAGGTTTATTAGTTGGTTCACAATATGCATCATATAAAAAAGCTGTTGAAAGCTTTGTCGTACCAATAAGCAAAATGAAAATGGACGAAAAGAAACATATGCTTGACTTTAGCTTGAGTGAAAATGGTGGATACACTGTTGATCCTAAAAAATTACTTTCAGAAGAGTTTATTAACGGACATTTAAAGTCAGGATTGTTTAAAAATGAGTATGACCAATTAGGCAGTAGCAACTATGCAGCTGCTTATACAGTTGGCGAATGGAAAACAAAAGCTCTTGATTACGCAAAAAGATATAAACAATTTCACAAAGATGCGACTGAACTAGATATTAAAATGAAACTTTCAAGAGCTGGTGCTTGGGGTTCATTTGATAACAGTGATTTAGAATATCTAAGAGAAAAAGTTAATTTTGGTACATTAAGCATAATTGATCCTGAAACCAATGCTTCAGTTGATTGGGAAGATGCTTTTTTTATGTTTGATAAACCAGACATACAACAGAAAGCAATGCAAAAGTTAGTTGGTTTAGCAACAGATCATGGTGTTTTTCCAGAAAAACTTGCTTCTGTTCTTTCAAAAATGAAAAATTTAATGCCAAGTACAGATCCAGAAAAACAAGAGCTTGTATTTAATTCTATGCATAGAGCTGTTTCTCAAATACATGAATCATTTAAACAGAAGCATACACCTGACATAGCTGAAGA